TTCTACTTCAAATACAGGAATTAACTTATAGTTATATGTCTCGTAATAGTCAGTAGGAAATCCGGGTATAACTTCCTTTCCAGCCTCTAATCCGTCAGTAATAGGTGCTCCAGTTGTGGCATTATTCATAGCACGAACATATATATAACTGCTATCATAATAACCTTCGAACATTTCCTCTAGTTCGTTTATACTAGAGTCATCCAGTTTACTACCATATTTATTCAATATCTGTTGCTTAGTAAGCCATCTTCTAATTACAACTCTATAACTATCCTTAACGTATACTGAATCTGGATTTCTATCTACAAAGACATTACGGGGATCTAATGCTTCTATCTCTACATTATTACGCTCCTTAGTGGGACGTACTTGATAGAAAGACATTCCTGCTACCAATAGATCTAAAAGTAAATTCTTAAGTTTAGTAAGCAGATTAATATCTCTAGACTGAATTATATATTCAATAACATTTTGCGCAGCTATTTCATAGTCACTAATAAAATTATTATTGATTTCTTCAACTAGTTTGTTTATTTGCTGTTCTACTGCTTTATCAGTTATATCCTGACCGTTAAGAAACCTAAGAATTTGGTTATTTAAATGTCTTTGTAAATATCCATATACTTCTTCAGTTATCTTCAACTCTTTATCTCTAGTTATCTTAGATATAGTTTCTTTATCCTTGCATGATACTTTAGGGAGTAGTGGTGTACCTAGATATTCATTTAGTAAAGCATCTACATGCTTTCTGATAAGAGGTGTAAATTCAATAGAAGTAGGATTACCTATTCCAAAATTCTCCTCTAGGTATCTGTACTGCTCAGCATCCCTATATCCATTATAGTAATTGTATGCTTTCTGTAATTTATACTTAGGATATACTAATTCGGATACTGCCTTATCAATATGCTCCATTAAGTATTCATCACCTCTATTGTGTACACTCATTACAACTTTCTAATTTATTATATTGTTTATATCCTAAGAAGTATAACGTGTCTCCTAGTCGTCTATCTCTAAGTTCTTGTTTAAGGAATTTAAGGTATGATTTAGAATCACCTTCAAATGATATAATAATAGGCTTATCTACATTGTTCATTCCAAGAGTAAGTTTATATCCTCTATGTGTACCTTCAGTAGTTAATAACTCTTCTAGTTTTAACTTTCCAACATATTCCTTACAGTATACTTCTCTAAATAAATCTTTGATTGCTACTTCTAATCCTTGTAGGGTCATCGTACTGTGTTGGCCATAAGTTAAACTTAGGTACTATAGCTTCTCTTTCAGGAATTACTCCTTTATGCCTAATACCTCTTTCATCTACCCAATACCCAAATGGTCGTAGTTTATTATTAGGGCTGTCAACTTCCCTGGGAACTACTCCCATTAGTTCTTCATCTCCTAACATACACATTCCCCAAGCTGCTATAATATCGAACTTACGTTTATTCTCGTAACTATATTTAATAGCTTCTTCTAGTATTTCTTCAAACCATATATTATGGCAGTAATCTTCAATATGCTGTGCAATTAAATCCAATTGATGCCTAATAACTACTTCAGTGGCAGGTGCTCCAAACTGTTTACTACGTCCCCCTTGTATATCAGACTGTGTAGCTCTAGGACGCCTCATCAAATGTCTATTCTCCTTATGTTTCTCTCTGAAGAATTGCAGGGTCGACATTCTTGTAGATTCCAGTACTGCTTGACAGTCATAGTATTGCAATATCTTTAAGCATGTCATATGAGCTTCTCTAAGGGTTCTAGGTCTATCTCTATAATAGCATACAATTTTAGGCTCGTCAAGACCATAAGCTCTCTTCATAACTACTACACAGAAATCGGACGGGTCTTGAGTCTTATCAGAAGTATCTTCACCACCCATATCAATACCGTCAATACCAGCTACGTATAAATTTCTAGGAACCGATCCATGTTCTCCTCTAATAGGATGCTCAAGTATTTTAACTTTACCATTTGAATTACTAACAAACCTAACGCTATCTATAGCTTCTTCAGTATGTTGATTATTAGTAAAGTTATATTCCAATTGACCTACGTCAATATGTGGTCCCATTTTATGAAGCTTAATATTAGCTAATTGTTCTGATAATAATACTGTGTTGAACTGATTATCTCCTTCTAGAGCCAATGCATCATCTGGAGTGAAACAGAACTCAGCACATGCTATTAAGTGTTCTTTAGGATTAGCTAATAGAGACTCTCTCTGTTCTAGATAAAATTTCTTAGCCTTCTCAGTATTAGTAACTCCTCTATTATCTACATACCCATCTCTAGCTACGAATGTATATGCAGGAATAAAGAAAGAAGTCAGAGCATAAGAACCATCTTTAGTATGGTTATGCTTATATGGTAGGAAATTGTAACCTCCAGGATTATAAAACATCTTACTAAGTCCATCTAATGCTGGACCCTGATCACCACCAGTTCCCCATACGAATCTAGTTCCGAATTTATTACCCAGAATCTCCACAAGAGCTGTGCTCTGTAAGTAGGTCTTTACTAAGATTGGATTAGAACCAGATTCTTCAAAGAATAGTCTATCTACACGGTCTCCACGAAGCTTACGAGGAACATCTACTACAAATCCTACAATATCTGACATAAATCCAAATTCTTCTCTATCTTTAGTAAGAAGGGAAGCCTTCTTATGCATGTCAGAATTATATTTCTGTCTTAAATGTCTCATACCACCTTCAGTATCTGCATTCAAATACTCAAGCTGTTCCCAACATTTACGGAGCACGTCAGTAACGAATTTCTCTGTAAACGCTACATATACAGTATGAGAACCCCTAACGGTAGTATATAGTCTAACTCCAAGTGATGCTGCAATCTCTGAAAATCCGACTCCACGAGCTTTAAGGGCACACACATCCTTACTTAACTTCTCACATAATTCTATGTAATGGAAGTATTCATATTGCTTACTAAAGAATGCTGGAAATGTGGTTTCACGACCAGAACCGGCTTGAGACACGTCAGTATTCTTAAGTCTGTAATAGTTTAAGAAGAAGTAATTATCACCTGTAATCCTATATCCATGTGATTCATATCCTTGATTACACCTTCTAAATTCCTCTACCCAAAAGTCATTATACTTCTTAGATCCCTTAGGATAGGAACAATACTTACCATCTCTTAATTTAATCTCTCTAGCTTCAGTAAACCATGCAGGATCAAAGTCTAACCCTCTCTCCTCGTCTACTGGTCGGTAACCAGTCAGTTCATAAGATAAAGTAGGATCGAAATATGTAATCTCCTCGTTAGCAGTAACATCCCATTCAAACTTAGTTTTAACTGTTGATTCCTTATTAATTGGTTCTACGTAAGGTATAGCCTCTACTAATTCGGGTTCTACTCTATTTATCAATTCTTGAACTGTTTCTGGAACTTCTACTTTCTTCTTAGGTCTTCCACGTCCAGCCATAATTATCTATCGAAATGCCCTATATCACCTTCACCTCTGACTCCAGTTTCCTCTTCCTGTTCTTTCTTATACATGTATTCTAGTGACTTGAGTTCATCCACCACTTTAGAAACCGATTGCATCTCCTTCATCACATCATTAGTCTTCCAAATAGGTCTTCCAGTAATGGGATCTCTTTCACTTAAATCTATAGTATCGAAATAATCAGTAATTTTATCAACTACTCCTTGAGCGGCTTTGATAAGTTTAAGTGCTCTGGATTCATTTTGCATATCTCTATATTTCCTACATGCAGCTCTGAAGACTGGGTCTGCCCATTCATCTTCACTTAAATTAGCATCTTGTAAACAGGCTTGGTGTCTGTCTTGTTCTGCATAATCAGAATAGGGGGACGCCCAGTCTATCATTAGCCATATGTAAGTAAGCTCTCTATAAGCTCTAGATTTATAAATGCCTTTAGGGTCTTCTTTGGTCTTATTCCTCTCATTAGTCCATAGAGCAGCGAATTCCTTAATAAGAAGAACCTCTGGCTCATTTATAATCACTTTATTATTAGCATTATCAAATAGGAATACCTTCATAAATTATTTATAAGATTTGCCAGCTAAGGCTTTCTTCTGAAATCCATTAAACTTCATCTCTCTTGTACTATCTGCTGAGCCAGGACCTCCGTTTATATGACGAATGGCGTCACCTTTAGCATTTGATGGAATACTCCATTTATTGCTAACTGTACCGCCCATATTCTTCTTAATACGTTTCTTAGCTTTACCACCACACTTGAATGCGACTAATGTGCCTCCATTTAACTTTTTACCTATTTTATTACTACGTGCAGCTGCTGCTTCAGATTGTGCCCTTCCACTACCCTGGTCTTTCATATCCACTCTAGTTTGTTCAGAAGGTGACAATTTCCTATAATCAGATGGAGTCATCTTCTTATAAGGAGTCTTCTTGTTACTTAGGTTGTAAATTCCCTTCTTAGTATGAATTGTATCATTCTTAGTGATGGTATTACCATCCTCATTCTTCTTAATTCTCTTCTTAGCCTTTCCTCCGCATTTATCTTTGAATACGTCAATTACTTTATTACTTTCAGCCATAGCCTTCTTTCTACACTTAACACAACCTCCAGCCATGTATTTCTCAACCTCATATCCTTCTGGACATCTACCTTGAAGTCTCTTAATGTAGTCTATTCTAGCTCCGTCTTTAGCTTCCATTACTTTAGATTTATTACTCTTCCAATCCGTATATAATTTATTAATCTCTTCCATACCAGTATCTAATAAGAACTTCTGCAACTCTTCATCGTTCTTAGCTCCAGAGATAGCATATAAATAAGAAGCAAATTCTTTACCATCCTTATTTAAAGTACCTCCGTCTTTGTAAAAGAGAGGGCTGAGAACCCTCTCTTTATTATTGACTGACATTGTTATTCTACTTTTAATAAGTCTTTGGTATTAAAGACAGCCTCTTGAAGAACACCTTCAGTGGAGAACCATCTGCATCTAATACCTATAAAGTAATCATCTCTCTTCTCATCTTTGGATGGTCTAAACGTCATAGTTTCCTTTTTAACTACAATCATCTTAGGCTTATAAGGAATATCCTGCCTAAGAGTTACCACCTCTCCTGGTAAATAAAACACTTTCTCTTCCATAATTACAATTTACTAAATCTCTCCTTTAATCCCTCATTAATAACCACTTGAACTTGCTGTTCAGCTACTACTTCAAATCCCTGTCTGAAGAATGGTACAGGTACTCCAGATGAACGTCTGTAATAAATATCATCACCCGGCTTAACAAACTTACATAAAGGACTTACTTCTATTACATTAGCAACTACTGATAATTGATATTCTGTATCCTTCTCTCCAGTATCTGGATTCTTAAATGCTCCATCATATTCTGGAATAATAAGCCCGCCTTTAGTTACTTCAATCTTCTGATATGGATTTTTAGCATAAGGTTTTACTAAGATGTATGAATTAATAGGCATAATTTCCATTGAATTCATCTTCTCTGTAACTTCCTCAGCTTTAGCAAGCTCGTCTTTAATATTCTCATTTAAAGCTTTAGTGTAAGCATCTACTGCCTTATTATGTGCTTCCACAGCAGCTTCCTTCTTTAAATCTTCAAATCCATCTGCACCAGCAAAGCTAATTCCTTTGCCACCAAACATTAAATCCATTGTTCCGTTGTTACTCATAATTAAATCATTACCATTTACCTGCGGGGCATACAGAATCTAAGTCTCTAACTTTAGCACTGAGTCTGCATCCGCATCCACGTTTATAACCATCTTTCTCTTCAGTTGATACATCTCCAGTTTTAGGATTCAGCCATAACTTACTACTACATAAGTATCCTAAAAATGAATCCTTTCTAATAGGACATTCTTTACAAATTCTCATTCGAGCTCTAGCTATATCAGCATTACTTCCTAGTAGCTCATTTAAATGTCCATTAACAATATTAGCTAATCCCATAGATTCTAATGAGTTTAAATATGGTCTTCTACTATTTAATATCTCAGAACTCAGTCTGAAGGATACTCTAAATTACATTAACTCATTAGAACTCTATAGGCTTCCTTTTATCCCTAAGTTCCTCTAATACACACCGCTTTCTGTGATATTTAAGGAGTCTTTCAACATCATCCTTTAAATACTCTACTTCGTGTTCAGTAACATTGCCTGAATGATCATAATGTACTAATATAAGTTTCTTAACTACAAAGTCTGGATTTATTTGCTGAAGCATCCATGCATATAAAGATAATTGTAAAGTATAATGTACTTTATTACAATCCATTAGATTATTGATAGGATACTTCATCATTTGGCTCTTCTTAGTTTTAGTATCGAAGAATGACTTCTCATCCAGTTTCTTGTTGGTCTTATAATCTACGATATAGATATCATTACCATCCTTAATTAATAAATCAATTTGTCCTGCCAATCGTACTACTCCATCGTCAGATTTGTAATAAATTAGATACTCTGGATAAACGCCTCTTTCAATATCTAATTCATAATAATCTGCACTAACTTGAAATTCACCTCCCACTCCATACTGTTTAACTGTACATTTCTTTTTACCTGTATACATATGCTCTAAATCAGAATGAATAGAAGTACCTCTATCGGTTGATGCTTTATTGGTTCTTTGCCATTCATCCAGTATGTCTTGCTGTACAGAATTAAATTCTGTTTCGTCTAAATCATATGTATCTATAAAATACTTCTTATCGAATTTCTTAGTATCCAGTAGATGTTTCTTCTCCATAGAGAACTGCGCAGGACTTAATAGTTTCTGCAATGCTTTATACTGTGACCAGAAATCTGAGTTAAACTCTTGACAATACTGACCAATCAATGTTGTTACTGAAGTATGTCTTCTACCATCATTCTCATTCCAATAGGTGTGGGTTAAGTTGTTGAAGCACACCTGACCATTCCTTTTGTCCACTTCCATAATACTCTTTAAATTTCTCCTTAACTGAGTTATAATCTAGTAAGATAGATATGCGTTGTGCATAAGGAGCTATAACTGAATTATAATATCCCAAGTGATATTGCTTCTTATTCTTATACAGTATAACTATCATTCCTTTAGGGTCCTTTAATCCCATCAGTGGATAGAGGGCTGCTGATTTAGCATCACATTCCTCTAATAAAGTACACAAATTGGGAAAGGTTCTAAAGTAGGATTGAATACTATCCATACGTAAGAACTGATTATCATTTATAAGCTCTATCTCCTCACCGTAGTTCATATACTCCAAATCAGTCCATAATTTAATACGAGCTTTAGTATCATAACCTCTTCTTCTTTCTGTCAAGGCAGTTAAATAACGATAAGACAAGCCATGAGTGCTATTTAGCGTATTATGATAATTTAGTAATAATACATTAGATGCATCTTTGTCTCCTTTCAGAATTGCATTCACATAATCATTAATGATTGGAGTAATCATCTTAGTGTATTCTTCAGCAGCTGCTTTATCATAAGCCTCTACTTTAGTATAATCTTCTAGAATAGCTTTTGTGTGGTTAGATATATGTATTTGCAGTAATACGAACGCCAAACCAACTATTATGATAGTTTTAACATTAGTATTAAGCTTATCTATCCACTCATACAACAGTTTAAGCTTGCCCAATAACATTAATCTGCCAATTAGAAGTTGATAGTTAATAATTCATTAAATTCCTTAGTACTTATTAACATTAACCCTACTAATCATTAATTCATCTAATTCATTTGATTATTTGCAAATATAGCCCTAAATTTGTACACAACAAAGTGATTTAAAGTGTAATTTAATTATGGAATTCAACGCAGAGCAATTAAGACTATTGGGTGATTCTCTAAGGGACAAATTTATTAATGCAGACTTAGATAGAATCCCTATGTTTGCTAGTGGTAATAAGCTAGTCAACAAAGATAAGAAAGGTAATAAGATACATATTAAGAAGAAGAATAGAGGTAAATTTACAGCATCAGCTAAGAGAGCTGGACAAAGTGTACAAGAACATGCACGTTCTGTACTTAATAATCCTAATGCTACTCCTTTACAAAAGAAGAGGGCCAACTTCGCACGCAATGCAGCTAAATGGAAGCACTAGTTATGAAATTTAAGTACGATAAGCAAAGGAAACTATTGTTCTTCATAAATCCGTTACTTCCAGTAAAAGGATATCAGTATATGAATATCTGTGGTATTCTATTTACTAGAAATGAATCAGCAATAGATAGAATGACTGATTCAACGGTACGACATGAAGTAACTCACACTAAACAAATTATTGAGATGGGAATCATATTCTATTATTTATGGTATGTGATTGAGTGGTTAATTAGACTGCTAATTATGGCTGATAGTCATAAAGCTTATAGAGCTATATCTTTTGAGAAAGAATCTAGAGCAGCAGGGGCTGATCCTAATTACAACAGAAAGGTGTTTCAATATAGATGGATTAATTACTTATAATTATTAAAGATTGTATTTATGTCTAAGGTAAAAGAGGATACCGCCAAGGTTGACAATACGGCAGTAGTTAAGCCAAAGGTATTTGAAAGACTTAGGGTAACACCTAGGAAATACGAACTTGTCGACCTTGGTGGTACCCCGTCTAATGATACTAGAACTCCCGCTGAGAGAAATAAAGATTATCTACATCCTATTAAAGGAGCTAAAGAAAGATTCAAAGCTTCCATGAGTAATGAGACTAATCCCTTAGTAGGTATAGAGCGAACAATACTTCCTTCAGCAGCTGGTGCAGCACTAGTAACCACTCCAATAGCTTTAGCTAAGGGTGCTGGTTATGGATTTGGTATTGATAAGTTAACTGGGGGATGGGGTAATATGGTAGAAAGAACTACTGGTATTCCATCAGAAATTGCTCAGTATACAAATCCAGGTGCTATTATAGGAGGTGCAGCAGGTTATAGATTAGATCAAAAGAATTTATTGTCCAAGTTTATTAAGGGAGATGCTGATTTAGCTTGGAATCCTATTAATAAGAATCATTGGATATTTAATAAAGAAGCCAGAACTGCAAGTAATATAGGTATGGCTGTTACTAATAGATTGGCTCCATTTCTACAAGGTGTGGAGAAACTCCCTCTTAAAGTTGCCGCATATAAGACAGCTAAGAGAACTAAAGGAAATGCTTCCGTTACTTTGTCAGAAATTAAAGGTAACCCATCTGATTATGCTGGAGCTTCTATACTTGGTGGAGGTAATTTAGAGGGCAGAAACTTAGTAGCTCAGTACATATTCGGAGAGAATCCAATTATTAAGAGAGTATTCTTTAATAAAGCTACCAGTAATATTAAACCTATTAGTAATAATGAAGCTAAGAGAGGATTTAGTCATGGTGATAGATATGAGCAGTTATATCCTGGAATATATAACAGACGATATGAAATGCGCTCTGTAGTACCACAAGGACGACCTCTTAAATTTAGTAGCTCTGAATTTGCAGAATATGCCGGAAATAACCCTGTAGGTAAAGTTATAGGTAAAGAAGGAGACATGATAATGCGTACAGGAGATACCGAGTTTATGGTCTTCAGAAATCCTGGAACTAATTATGTAGGACCTATAGATGATGTAGGTGGTCATGTGATTAAACTTCAAATGGATAAGGGCAAACTAAAGCAGACTTCTCAAGACATGTGGAAATTCAATCCTGCTGATTATGCTAAGAGATGGAATGAATCTCCAAATGCTCCGGATCAAGTAAGGCTTACTAAACAAGCAGCTTTAATGGATAAGGTAGGAACTCCATTTATATTACAGCAATCTAATCCTATATGGATTGAAGGTAGATCTGTTAGACAGGCTATGAAAGTAGGAGGTAAATTTACATTTAAGAAATCTCCAGCAGTCAAAGATGCAGAGAAACTTAATGGTAAACGAGATATGCGTAAGAAGTTTGTTAAGTCTAGCAGACCTACTTACAAGAGACGTATTCGTAAAGGACAAGTGGGAATGAGATTCGTTAGTTATGTTCCAGTAAACAATCCTACAATAGATTACACTGACATTACTAATCCTATCAATCCATTCAGTGAGTATTACATACCTACTACATATAATACAGAGCAGGCATTAGTAGTACCAGAAAGAGAAGACAGTAAGTCTGATACAGTAGAAGAAACTCCAGTAGTAGCTAGTAAGCCTATAGCAGAGCCAGTAGTCAATAAGCCAGTAGCTAGTAAAGTAGTAGTTGATAATACTGCCAACTCAACTTGGAGTAGTCCTTATAAGGACAGAAGTAAATGGATGGCTGACCTTACCAATGCTTATAAGAGAGCAGGCATTACTAATGATAATGCAATTAGAATGCTGGTATCACAAGATGCTTTAGAAAGTGCTTGGGGACGTTCTGCACAAGGTAAATTCAATTTCGGTAATCTGACTACTGGAGCTAAATGGCAAGGTGATTATGTGACTGGTAATGACCATGATGCAGCAGGTAATCCAATTAAACAGAAATTTAGGTCTTATAACTCTATGGATGAGTATGCAGCAGATAAGGTACAGTTCTTAAAGAGACTATATGACTTTGAGGAGAACGATGATATTAATAAGTTTGTAGCTAAGCTTACTGGTTCTAATAAAGGTAAGAGAAGATATGCAGAAGCTAGGAATTATGCTGATACATTGAAGAAGGTATATAATAGCTACAGAAGTGGTGGAATTATTAAATATCAGAACTCTGGTAAATTAGTAGGTAGATATTCAGACAGCAAGGGAGAGGAAGGATTATTAGCAGAACTTCCAGAAGTAACTGTTATTGGTAATAAGAATTATTACTTAGCTAATAAATGGAACAGCAATAATATACAGTTAACTTCTGAAATGCCAGTAAGAGCTTATGTTAATAATAATGGGCAATTAGATTACACAAGACAATATAATCCAAGTGCAGGCTATGTAAGTGGTACTGACCCACTAGGAGAATTTGTAGTTGGTAATGCAGTCCTTAATAAGCCGTTACAGTTAGTAGGTAGAGCAACTGAGTATGGATTAGCTAAAGCTGGTAACAAATGGGCTAGAGCTAGAGTAATTAGTAAGACTATAGACAAAGGAACTCCTTCAGTTGAACCATTACCTAATAATGTAGGTTGGGGGCCTAGGCAGTCCATACATGTAGTACATGATAAGAATAGTGCTAGATTTCCAAAACTATACTATCCAGAGAGATGGGATGCTATTTATGAAGGTGCTCCCGAAGCTGGTATATGGTATCAAGGTAAATTCGGCAATCCAAGAACAGCAGCTAATCATTCTATTCCAGGTAAGGCAGAGAAAGCAGCTAAGGCTAGAGAGAGATTTGCCAAGAGACCTTATAGAGTAGAAGGTGACTTAGAATTAGAGAGACCAATAGTTACTGTAGGTGATGTACCTAATAGAGCAGCATTAGAACGAGCAGCAGATAAGATGAATGCAGATGGTGTAATATTTAATAATGTATATGATAATGGATATTCTAATAACCAAGTAATCTTCAGCTTTAGAGATAACTTGAAGAATGGTAGACTGTTTAAGAAAGAAGCTAATACGCTAGCCTCTAATAAATACCCTCCTTATGATATGGCAGTTAACTATAATCCAGACAGAAGTCTGAATGTAGATAAAGTACATAGGGATGTAGCAAGGGGAACTAAGGAAGCTATAGATTTCTTGGAATCAGATATTAAGAAGGAGACTGATTTATATAATAAGAAACTAGCACAGAGGTTGGGATATAAACATTTCACTCCTTATTCTAAGGGAGCGGAAAGAGCTAGGGTTGAAGTAGTGCCCGATTATGATAAGATAAGTTATCCTAATAGTGGTGACGCTGGCAAGGTAACACTTAACTCCAATCCAGCTGAGGACATACTAAGTTATAATGTCTTCTATAATTTACATCCTACATCATTCCATGAAACTTTACACCGCGGCCTTTACGGCATGATTAGTAGGGATAAAATGCCAATAGGAGGTAACTTGTTTGAACATATTGGGCGCAAAACTGACACTAGAGACTTCTACAGCTTTAAGACCAAGAAGTTATTAGTTCCAGAGAATGAAGCTCCAGATTTAACAACTTATAATTACTTATTTGAAGAAGGAGAAGCAGCAGCTAATACAATGGAACTAGGTAAGAGATTGGGATTAAAACCAGGACAAGAATATCCAGGAAGAAAGGCTTTGGAACAAATGCTTAAAGAGTTCTCCGAATCTGGCAATGAACATTCTCATATGCCTAGCTATTTAAATATGAGGCATCCTAAACGAGTGTGGGATGCGTTAACTGGTAGATACTTTATATATCCTACAGCAGTAGGTACAACATTAATAGGAGGAGCAAACAATGATAATGACAAATAAAGAATATACCAACTTTAGTGGAGATTTATTTGCCAAATTTAAGGCAGGGGAAATGACAGCAGAGGAAGTATACGCAGAATTAAATAAGGTAGAAGGCGTTGTATTCTCTGGCCCACCCAGACGTAACTTGCCAGAGAAGACTATTGAGGAGATTGAAGAAATAAAACGAGAATTCAACATTAAATGAATTAATATGGATAATGAATTATCAGAACTAATTTATGAGGATTATGGTAAATTCCAAGTTCTTAATGAAGCTAACATTATACGTACTGACGAAGAGATAAAAGAATTGTTTAATTGTAAAGGAGAATGGGAAGTTACAGATGGAGTTGCAGATATGAGTTTCTAATTATTAAATAAGAATTAATATGGATAATAAGTCTGATAAACTAATTGTACACTGGTGGAAAGATGGTAATGTGAATGACGTAATATCTACTATAGGATATTTGGTGAATTTAAATGCTAAAGAGATACAATTGGCAATCAATAAAGGAATAGAGGAAGACATAATTCATATACCTATGGATTGGGTCTTCCAATATGGCAAACTTACTAGTAATTAAGTCTCATCAATAATTTGGCTAGAAGGAGCAAGCTTAACATCAATAGGATTTACGACTTTAAGTCTAGAGATGCCAGTTTCTGCATCATACATATAGACTACTGCTCGTTTTAGCTTACCTCCTATGTAAACAGCTTCTTCTAATTTGTGAACATTATTGTCTTCACTGATATATACCATATCTCCTTTAAATAACTTTCTATCAGCCATAATTTTAGATATTAGAATTAATAATGCAAATATAACAATAATTATTAATATTCCAAGACATCCTAAGAGAGTATGGAACGCATTAACAGGTAGATATTTTATATATCCAGTAGCTGGAACAATAGGAGGAATAAATTATGATAGAAATGAGTAGTAGTGAGTATGATGAACTGCTTAACGACCTTTATGCTAAGGTTGAAGCAGGAGAGATAACTGAAGAAGAAGCTTGTAAGAAGATGTGGAGTGTAGATAAGATATGGATGGCCCCAGACATTCGTATACCGCACGATATACCAGATGATTATATACTACCAAATAACAATACTTAACACATCTCATTAGTTTAACTACTTATTAATCAGTAACTTTACATCATAAAACAAAGCCAGACTGCTTCGGACAATCTGGCTTTGAACTTATCTACGTGGCAAGCTTCTCCAGTGACTATGAACGAATTGGGTTCCTTCATAGCGATAGTAGGAGTTCACGAAGACAGTTTTTACCTTAGATGAGTTCTCATAACCTATCCTCCAATTAAGGGTTATTAGATAACTAATCTGCCATGAAGTAGCTCTTAATTCTCTTACGAGATGAGGATAGCTACTCTGGCAGCAAAGATACTAATTATTAGCAATATCAGAATTGATAGAATGAAATTTACTACATTCCTAAAGCAAATGTTTACCTCACACTCTGGAATTAGTAGTAAGAGAGTATGTGGGGTAATAGGATGGTTTGTAGCAGTAATAGTATTAATTTATTGTACTGTTATGTGCGTACAAGCTCCACTGATGATAGATACCTTTCTATTATGTGTGAT